ATTGAAAGATGACATCCATGTAACTACTGCTGATGCCACAAAAACATTGGATGCATCAGGAAGCAATCCAGCAATGCATCAAGGCGGTGCGGCAATATTGCAACCCATCTCATTCAGCGGCCAGATGTCAAATCCCCAAACAGATGTGGAGATGACGCAGACCCTGCAAGCCAAGAACCCGATGGCGGTGGCAGTGCCAGAGGTCATGTGTACGTTAAGGGCAAGTGGTGCTGGCTTTGATCGGACAGGCAACTCTGCCACTGAGCATGAGACTTACATACCCGTCGGCACTGACCTCTACAACGGGGCAATCACTGGCGAGGTGGCAGCTCCCATGACCACAAAATTAGATGGTACTTGCACAGGTCCGACCGTGATGCAACAAGTCGGCGCATTCAAGCCAGGGCAGTCAGCGCAAGCGCATAGCATTGGCTACGAGAGCGAGATGGCCCCGACCTTGGAAGCGGGGAGTGGCGGCAACAACAAGCCAGCAGTCCATCATGGCATGGCCGTGCGCCGCCTCACCCCTGTTGAGTGCGAACGTCTCCAAGGCTTTGGCGATAACTACACCAACATCAAAGACAAGTGCCCCGATGGGCCTCGATACAAGGCACTGGGTAACTCAATGGCAGTGCCCGTGATGGCATGGATCGGCAAAAGAATACAAGAAGTGGAGCAGATGCAATGCAAGCCGAACAAATAGCAAAAGCGCTTGGCAACGCTAAAAGAGTTGGCAAAGGATGGTTGGCAAGTTGCCCACTGCCAACGCATGGACAAGGTCACGGGGACAAGAACCCGAGTCTAAGCATCAGTGACGGTGAAGACGGCAAACCGCTGTTCAAGTGCCACTCTGGGTGCGATCAGCATCAGTTGTTTCACGCCATCAGGGATTACGGGCTGCTGCCAGACATTGAGAAACGCGATCCATTGGCATCGATCAAGCCATTGCCGGCACTCACGCCGCAAGTCTTGGAGCACGAATGGGTCTATGTGGACGAGGACGGTGAACCCCTGTTCGTGAAGCAAAGATTCAAGACAGCAAGTGCCAAGGGCAAAGACTACCGTCAGGCCAGGATCAACAAGGACGGGTCAAGGTCGTATTCGCTGGGAGACTGCAGGATCGTGCCGTACAGGTTCCCCGAACTGCTGAACGCAAGGACTGCTGGACGCGCCATCTACCTGGTGGAAGGGGAAAAGGCAGCCGATGCCCTGGTGGAGATCGGCGCCATCGCCACCAGTGCTCACTCTGGATCTGGAAGTTGGCCGCAAGAGATCACCCAGTACTTTGCTGGCGCCACTGTGGTCATGCTGCCCGACAACGATCTGGCGGGTTGGAAGTACGCAAAGTTGGTCGCCGCGGCGTTGACACCAGTCGTGAAGTCCTTGAGGATCGTGGACCTGCCAGTCATTTATCCGACAGATGATGCCTGGGAGTGGGTCAACCAATACGGTGGAACCCGTCAGCAGCTCGCGGAACTCGCCAAGCAAGCCAAGCCCGTGACATCAGCGGATGATGTAACGTACCCGGTAGGCTTGGTTGCGGCATCAGAAGTGGTTGCACCTGAGCAACCAAAAGAACCCAGCATCACTGCCCCAGGCAACGTCCACCAGGAAACAGACAAGACGTACAAGCCTTTCAAGATTGAGAGTTGGCAGTCAGTTAAGGACGAACCTGTCAACTGGTTGGTCCAAGACGTGATCCCTGAGAAGTCTTTTGTGGCCCTGTATGGACCGCCAGCGAGCTTCAAGTCATTCATTGCCATGGACATTGCCGAGTGCATCGCCAGTGGTAGGCCGTGGCTTGGCAAAGAGATCAATGGCACAGGGCCGGTTCTGTACATAGCAGGTGAGGGTCACGGCGGTATCGGGGCCAGGATCGCCGCGATCAAGCAGCACCACAACACGCCAGATGGGGCACAGGTCTATGTCGTGCGCTCGCAAATCAACCTCAGATCCAGCGTTGATGACTTCACGGCACTCATTGTCGCCATCGATGAGCTGGTGCAGGAACTTGGCGTTGACCTGCGCATAATCGTGATCGACACCCTGGCACGGGCATTTGGCGGTGGAAATGAGAACTCGAGCGATGACATGGGCGCCTTCATCCAGGCCACAGGAAAGATCCAGAACCGATACAAGTGCTCACTCATGTTGCTGCACCATGCTGGCAAGGACACGACAAAAGGGCTGCGCGGACACTCAAGCCTTTTGGGCGCGGTGGACACCCAGATGGAGATCATGCGCTTCCCAGAAACCACGAAGGGTTTGATCTTGATGTCCAAGCAAAAGGATGGCGAGGACGGCCAGCGGTACGGGTTTGAGGCCATCACGGTGGAGATTGACAGGTCAGATCTGGGCCTGGAGAACGGGTCTAGTCTGGTCATTGAGGCGTCAGAGGTCGGCGACATGAAGGACAGTGATGCAGAAAATAAGCCAGAAAAAAGCAAGCCAATTGGGGCAAAACAGAAGATTGCTGAGAAGTCACTAAATGTTGCAATTAAAACCTTTGGGTCCATTATGGACACGCCAGAGGGACGCAAAAACACCATCACTTTGGACCAGTGGAAGGCCGAATTCACGGCCATGATCGGGTCAGATGTGTCGCCAAAAGACCTTGCAACGTACTGGGGAAGGGCCAAGGATCACGTCATAAAGAGTGGCATTGGGACCATCAGGAACAACAGCGTATGGGCAAACCGCAAGGATCTGACCACTGGATTTGAGGCAGAAGCGCTGCTCAAGGCAGGGAAAATGGCCGCATTGGTTGATGAGTGAGTCATGCGATCGTTGACTATGTCATCCACCACAAATACCACAAATACCACAGATGTGGTGCAGTTGTGGTGCCACATATACCACAAACACCACAAACACCCCTATAAGGGGTTGTTTGTGGTGTGGTATGTGGTGTGGTGTTTGTCGGCAAAGTATTTATTGAATTGATGATTAATGGATTGGAGACAAAAGATGAGCGCAAAACAGAACCAAGCGGGTCAGGTCAAAAGTCGCATACCCAGCCGTGGCGTTAAGCCGGACTTTCCGGCAACGGATTTTGAGATCAGGCAGGCATCATGGCTGGCTGAGATTGATCGGGTCAAGGTTGAACAGGATCGGAAATGGGGTACTGACAGGTTGTGTACTTTAGTTGATGCTGGGTTTCGGGAGAAATTCTGGCAGCAGCAGCAGCGGGTCTGGTCTGCTTGTCAGGCCAGGGACAGCGAGAAGCTCGAGAAGTCGGCAGCCGGGATGGTCAGGGCTTACCAGGCGCTCGAGGCTTGGGCATACCGAAACGCAGTGCCTGTGCGGCCAGCCGTGGGCGCGGTGGAGCATGTTGGGAAAGATGGGAAGCTGATGGTGGTGGTCGCCACCAAGCAAGATGCAACCTGGTATCGGGAGAACCGGCCAGATGTTGCCGGGCAGCATGTTTGGACCATGGAGGAGATCGAGCTGCTGATTGAGGCCGAGATCAACCAGGCAGTGGTCGAGGCCAAGATCAGGTACGCAAGGTTTGATCCTGTGGTGGTCAAAATGGAGAAGCTGGGGGGTGAGACAGGCTTTGATGACTTTGTCAATGATCTGGATCTTTCGCAACCATCGAAGAAACCTAAAATGTTTGACAGCAAAACAGCGGAGAAATTCAAGCATGGACAAAATCGAGCGATTTAAGGCACTTTGTGCTGAATGCTGGGGTTGGGTACTTGAGCGCATTAAACGCGCTGGAAAGGGCTAAAAACATGGCTGGAAGACCAAAGATGCGGCGGGATCTTGAGCTGCTTGAGGAATTGCCGGAGGACATGGTCTTTGCCATGTTTGAGGCTGGCAAGCCGATCTCAGCGATTTGCTATGAGCTTGGGATCGGGCGCCGGGCGCTTGAGAAGTGGATGGAGGAAAATGACCGCGATGATATGATTGCGCGTGCGCGGGCGAAAGCAGCCGATGAGCTTGCGTGTGAGACGCTGGCGATCGCGGACAGCGCCGATCCCGAGCACGCCGCGCACGCTCGCGTCCGCATCCAAACGCGCCAGTGGCTGGCTGAGAAGTGGAAACCGAGCGTTTATGGCGCCAAACAGGCGCAGGTCCAGATCAACATTGGCTCGATGCGCATGGACGCGCTGCGCCATGCCGAGGTCATTGAGGCCGAGTTATCCACAGGCGAGGGCAAATAAGTGCATAGTTATCCACAGGTCAGAGTGGATTGCCTGTGGATAATGGCCATTTCTGTGGAC